TAACATGGAAGACATTGTATATGCGGGGCACCAATCACTAAATATTTCTGGATCTAACATTCCATTGGAATTTATGTTCGGGTGGAATAATATTGGGACAAACATTATGGTGGGCGGTTTAAAAGGATAATCATTTGGAAAAATAAAACATAAGGTAATGGTTAATTTTTCATATAATGTACCATTTATAGCTTTGAATGTACATTTTACTAGTTGCGGATTATCATCGACTATTTCAATATCAAACAATTCCTCATAAATAGGATCTTGCATCTTCTGCAAATCTAGTATTATTTTCTTTACGGCCGGAGATCTAGAATATTTCTGGTCGTACATAATCGGTACCGTTTTTAACAGAGAGTGGTCCATATTTTACTAATCTATACCTGATCTATTTTTGGCTTGTTTTTGTTTTTCTAATTTGTACTTATTATTTTTGGTTTTTGGCATATAAAAGACCAAAAAGACCAAAAAGACCAAAAATAATAAGTGTTCAGCTATGGAACAGCCTTCAAATCTGGAAAAAATACAAGAATTCCTTAATGCTAATGGAGCATCTCAGTTTTCTAGATTACTATATAATTTGCATAATTTAACTAATCTAGTAGATAATCCAGATCTAAAGCTTATCATGGCGCCGACAAATGCTGCAATGAATCGTCTCGTAGAGAAAACAGGAAAATCGATAACAAATCTTAGTGGGTTGGCTATGGGCAGAGATTTATTCGCTAATCATTTAAGTTTTGCTCCTATTCAATCTTATCCACCATTTTATATTGCATCGACTGGTGTGACTTACGGCGTTAATCCCACGGATATTGAAAATTTTAGGGGACAAGCTGAAACTAACATTGACGGCATTACAGTAAGGGTTGTAGATAAGATTTTTACCAACCCTGCTACTTTCAATACGTTAGTGGCTTATAGAGATCCTGGGGTTTTTGGAATACTAGACTATCAAAATTTTATTAATTTGATCAATATAGGACAGCTAAAGGGTAAATCGTTAATAAATCTATGTGAAACAAATTCTTATGTCAACGAATTTTGTAATAAGCCAGATGCCAATGGACAAGATATTTATGATAGGTTAGTGAGTAAGATGGGTCCATCGTTGGCTAATAAGAACTTTCCTGCAAATCTCAGCTCGAGGGAAATTTATAGGAAATTATACCACGGGTATCAATTGTGGACAAATTATCGGACAGTAACAGGAAAATTCGGGCCAATAAATAACGTACGCGAAGATTTGCATAAAATAGAAGGATTTGACACCATTGTCCATATAGAAAATGCATATTTCTACAGCGTGTTATTAGATTCTGCGGGTAAAGTGTATGTTCGTGGGATAATGCCAGAAATTACAGATGTCCAGATTATTAAACCGTTCGGAGACATACCAATCCAACTTCCTGTACCAGGTGATGTTGGAATAGTAAAGGTATGTGCCAATCAACATCATATATTGCTATTAGGAGAAGATAGCAAAGTTTATTTTTATGGAAAGAGCTACGCCAGTCGAGGAAATATTTTTCCAAATAGGATGGGAGGGATGGACGAAGATCTCATGTACAGAAATATTATATATACTGGATATGATAATATTTTGGATATAGCATTGACGGTATCTGGAATTGTATTAGTAAATAAAGATATGCAGACAGTCACTCTTCTTGGAGACGCCCGTAATCAATTTCCATTTCTATTGGAGGGTGCTGATTGGGCAGAAACTGTTCATATGGGAGCAAAATTATTAAGGGTTGGTGTGGGCAAAAGCAAAGGATCATATGGTTTATGTTACATTATATATGATTTTTCACCAACCGCCAGCGGACAACAAATGGGAATAGGAGGACCATCGAAAGGATTAAATATATCTATAAAATCTATGTCAAGTAGAGGGGGATCTCTTATAGAGCTAGGAGATACGAATGTAGATGATGTTAAAGTATATGCGGGTATTTCTCGAGGAGTTGTACTTATAAAGAATGTATTAAAATATGTATTTGATGCCCATAGAAGTTTTCCCGTTGGGGATTTTCCTGTCAGGGAGATCTCGTATGTAGAATCAAATCCCAATTCATCTAATGATATGGCATATATAATATATGTGGGAAAAGATGGTAATGTATATTTATCTAACGGTCAGCAATATCAGATAATTCCAAATTTTAACAATTTAGTTTCGGGTACAACTCTAAACATAAAATCCATAGAGTTCGCAACCCTCAATCCAAATAATACCCGCCAAGATGTTGTACAAGAAGGATTAACCATTTATGATCTGTTGGTAGCCAACTAAATTAATATACCGACCAGATAAACAAATCATATTTTCTGTTAATACTAATTTAGTATTAATAAAACGCGACCGATAAAAAGGACTCATACAAAAAGACTCATATCTAAAAAATCCGAAAATGTTTCAGTCTACGCCTGGACAATTGAGAGTCAAAATCCTGACATGGAATCTAGGAGACAATCACTTAACAGAAGACTTATGGCAACAAGAAATAAAGAAATCGTGGGAAATAATTACACGTAGAGACTTTGATATCCTTTGTGTTTGTCTACAAGAAGACTCTAGAGGAAAATATGGCAAATTCGGAGATGCAGTAGGAGATCTATTACAAGATGAGTTTATTATGGACTCGCATTCTGTCGAAGGACCTCCAGAAATAACAAAGCAATCATTTAGTGTTAGAGCATTTCTTTACATCAGGACAAGTAGAGGAAGTGGATACCCATCACAATCATACAAAACAACAAAAGCTGAAGTATGTTTAAAACGAGTGGGATTTTGTAGCAAGGGGTCAGCTGGTATTTCTATCGTTTCACCACTCCCTAACAGACAATACTTGCAATTCACATTGATGAGTTCTCATTTACCTGTGGATAATAGCACTCCAGATCTCGGTTATGATGCCAGATTGAAAGCCGTTCAAACTACATTAAGAGAAGTTTATGATAAATTAGAAGATACTCGCAATCCTAATAGAATAGCGTTTTGGGGAGGAGATCTAAACTTTAGAGATAACACTCCTGTTACGTCTAAGGGACCTCCATTCGCTGATCAATTAGATTACGCATTTAGCACTCATAAACCTACGTATTTTAGACAATTTAGCGAACCTGATGTAGCATTTCCTCCAACATGCAAATTAGTGACTTGCGATAAGATTAGTTGTCCTCCATGCAGGAAAAATAGCAATAATGTTTTTGATCCGACATGTTATGATACCAACGGAGGAGGCGGAAAAGTGTCAACAAGAGAACCTAGTCATTGTGATAGAATTCTATTCCGAGCTGATGGTGGTATATCAGCAGAAGTCGTAGAATATAAGAGTTGGGGTAGTAGTGACATCATTGACCATAGCGATCACAGCATAGTATATGCCACATTCATTATCCATTTCTAATAATTTTAACTAAATTATGTTTTGTATTAATATCCACATTAGGTATTAATTATTTTCTGATGATAATATTATTTACCGGACAATCAAAATAATATTATAAATCTTCTGGGAAATAAAACAATCGGCATATAAAATAATTAATATCCACATTAGGTATTAATTATTTTCTGATGATAATATTATTTACCGGACAATCAAAATAATATTATAAATCTTCTGGGAAATAAAACAATCGGCATATAAAAATAGGCAGCGGAGAAAATTTTTATTCCGCTAAAATGTCTTACAATGATACTAACGAAAAATTGAAGTCGGCTGGTCTCATTTGGCTTACGTCTGGGACAAAATTAGCTACATGCAATGTTGTAACAAAAGAAGTAAAAGTTATTGGAAGCACAGGTCGAGTTATGTACGATATAGCTATGTCTCCGTCCGGAATTCTATATGGAGTAGATTCAAGTGGAGGTGCTATATTTACAATCGATAGAACTACCGCTAAAGCCACTCATATATGTACTGCTAACCCAGCAGGATTTATTAATTCCCTAACATTTTCTCAACATGGAGCATTATATGGCTGCCAAGGAACTAATTTAGTTAAAATACATACAACAACAGGAGCCGTTACAGTAATAGGAGATATGGGTGTCGGATCAGCAGGAGATATGGTTTTCTTTAATAACAATTTATATATGTCGGCAGATAATGATACACTATTATTAGTCGATATTGAAAATCCAGCTGATAGTGTATCTATAGGATCAATTCCTACAACTTACGGACTAGCGACTGTTTACGTCGATGAAGGTCTAACTGGTAGTTTTCATCTATACGGGACTAGCGGTGTCGATAAGAAAATCTACGAAATAAATCCTAACAACGTAAAGATCAGTAACAGAACTACTTTACCGTCTTTTGGATCTGGCGATGATGGAATTTATTATGGCGCTACATCATCACAATTTACTGGAATATAAATTATGTGCGATGTACGCTAATTTTCCGATCATTATATTAATACCTAATTTGGTATTAATTATTTTTTATGGTTATTTTGTCTATGTTTGATTTACTCCAATTGCTTACTATACAACTTATCAATATATGGTTTTAGGTTTATTTTACATTATATTAATACCCGATAAGGTATTAATTATTTTGCCTATGTTTGATTTATAACTTATCGATTTCTGGCTTTAATTTTATGGTTATTTTGTCTATGTTTGATTTACTCCAATTGCTTACTATACAACTTATCGATCTCCGGTTTTAGTTTTGATAGATCTCGCAGCCATAAATCCTCTGCCCAAACTACTTTGTAGAATTCGAGTTCTGCCTGTACGGTCCCCAACTCTTTTCTGAGCTTTTCTGCTCGTTCGTATGTGATGGTACCGATGGGAATATCCAGGAAACTGCTATCAGGAACTTTCTTTCCGTTCTTCTTTTCCTTCTTGTAAGGATAGCCATGAGCTTGCATGTATGGAATGACTTCTGCCTTCTTCTTGCCTCTAAGTTCCAATCTTCCTTGTACAACATCCATAATAAACAGATATTTTAATGTAATCTTTCTTAACTTTTCTTCTGTTGCTCCTATCATATGCGCTTTTCTCTTCTCATAGATTTCCAGACGGTCGGCGCACCACTCACACAAAATCTCGAATACATAATTGAACTTCTTTGGGATTTCATCTTTTCCAATTAACACCATGTTACTCAAATTAACAGTTCTAACAAGATTCAGTTTCTCCAAATTAGGCGAAGACATGCCGGTAATTCTAAAGTCTATGCCTGGAGGGTGAGGAGTAAATGTTCTAAGAATAGCTTCTGTTGTATGTTCTGGATCCATATATAAGTCTTGTTGTCTTTCTCCCCATATTTTGTATGCATCAGTGGAACATTCGGCTGGTAGTTCAGTGACGAATATGCTGTGAAATTGTTCTCTGAATGCCCCTTCGTTTCTGAATACTTCATATGGTGTATTTTTGATTCTAACCATTGTCCCTCTATAATCACGCCAGTAAGGAATAAGTTCGGGTTTAGTCGTAATATCGATATTCAATTCCTCTTTGGAGATTCCCTTCTTGGTTTTCATTTCTTCTATCCATTGTCTGACCCACTCCAAAATAAGTCTAGGATCATGGCATGGAATCTTTGTACTCCAGCCGCTACCAATTCCTTCACATTTGTTGATAAGTGCCATCGGAATAATAGGATACATCTCTCTAGGTTCAACTGGTACACCGTCATCGTACAAAATGTCCCAGAGAGGCTCATCGTCTTCATGATAAATAAATCTGGCGATAGGATGTAGGCCGCATTTCAAATACCTGGCAGGTGACTTATCTCCACCTCTCTTTCTGCGCCGACCATAATTTCCTTCTCCTTCTACAAGAGGAATATTATTGGGACCAGTAATATATCTCTGACCCATGATGGTGATAGTTGCATACAATGCTTGTTCACCATGATGATATCCAGCATGTTCCATGACGTATCCGCCGAATTGAGGTATCTTGATCAAACTCTTATCGCCAGATTTACTAAATTTCTTAAACATACAAAACAGAACTTTTCTGTGAACGGGCTTCATGCCATCCATCAATCTTGGAATAGATCTGATAACACTGGCTTTACTATAATCTCTAAATTCCTCTTGAAAGAAATCTGTAATCGGTCTGGGAGTTCTAAGAATACAATCGGAATTGGGATCATATCCGGAAATCCATTGCCTTCTTTCTTCTGTCATCTTCTTATCGAAAACTAACTTGAGCATGTCATCAGTTGTAGGATCGACAGCGAATGTGATAATAATTGGTTGTTCGAATAAGGCTTTCAATGTCTTTACGTCAATATCCCAAGATCCGAGTCCCTTCTTGTAGTTAAATTTCCATCCAGTTATGTCGTTAGTCTTGCACCATTTGTTAAAGTGTTTCTGAGTGTAGAATACGATTCTTTGACGTCCTTTGTAGCCTTCAATGACTGGAGTGAGAATAGCCAATGTAAAATCAAATGGAGCGATACTTCTCAATACCGTGAAAATAAATTTAATTAATAATCCTTGAATATGATATCCATCATAATCGGCATCAGTCATGAATGCTATTTTTCCATATCTTAACTTTCTAAAATTCTCTGGCTGACTGTAATCTACTCCTCTTTCTGCATTCAAAATCTTCAAGATATCTCCTAATTCTTTGTTGGCATCTACCTTCTCTTCATCATGTCTATCGACATTCATAGTTTTTCCTCTTAGAGGATATACCCCGCAATAATCTGAACCACCAGGAAGATATTTTGCTCCTTCCAATGCAAGAGTACATCCAGTCTCTCCCTCTGTGAGAATAAGAGTACATTTCAATCTCTCCTTAAAATCTCCGCTATTCGCCTGGACTGCATCATAAACTTTAGCCACTCTGGTATGTTTCTTCTTGGCGTCTGGATCTTTCTTAGTCTTCATACCTAACATTTTTCTGAGTTCTTCATCCAAGTCCCATTTAATCACATCCTTTTGAATTTTCTTGAGTTCTTTGTTAGCAGTTGGAAGTTTAGGCTTGGGTTTGATGAGTTTCTTCTTGATCTGAGAATCGAATGATGGCTTATCCAAAGTTACTCTTAATACGATAGAGACGTGTTTCTTGAGATGCAATACTGTGACCTTCTTTCCGTGTTCCTTTTCGAATTTATCAGTCATTTCCTCGAAAATAACTCGGAGATACTCGTTGATATGTTCGCCTTGATTCACTGGAGTCCCATTGACAAACGCATGAATAAATCCTTTTCCTGGAGTATCAGCAACCACAAACTCTTGTTTCTTGTCAGACGAGATCCAATGAGCCATCTTTCTCTGAGGATCCATGGTATCAAAATGAGCATTGAAGAACTTCTTAGCATCTCTATAATCTAACATGATTCCATTAAAAGAAGTGACGACTTGAGCGGCATAAGACATTTCGATAGTTCTGTTCATATAAAATCCTTGCATGGATTCTAAGAATGCAAATCTGCTAGGATCTTGTATCTCATAAAAATAACCAAAATCAGGCACAAAAGTAATTTGAGTAAATCCAAGACCTCCATATTGCTCGATGATAGGCTCACTACAATTCAACATTCCACCTGTCCACGTTTGAGTATATTTGAGATGTTGAACTGGATCTCCAATTACGAGTTGAAATACCATACTAAAAATATTAGTCAATTTGATGCCATAGCCATTTCTGCCAATTTTGTATCTCTCGATTTCATCTTCATAATTATCGGAAGTCAACAATTCACCAAAAAGCAATTGTGGAGTCCAAATCTTTTCTTTGTGATGGATGACGATTGGAATATGTTTGCCGTAGTTCTTAATAGTTAACGAATTTTCTGTCATACTGGTTTCAATCATGCCCGGATCCACGCCTGCGGCCCTGGATCTTTCAACATTATCTGTTGCATTATCGAACACTTCCTTGGAGATTCCAATAATAGCGGTAGCTACATGACATGAACTATTTGTTATCCTAATATTTTCTACACCCACGACATTCGCTACCCAAACAGTATCCATAGTAACTCCAGTTTGAGATCCAATGTAAGTATCTGGCCTCTTCTTGATATGTCCAACATGAGTCATCTTTTCATATTCTTGACCACCTATGACGGGATTTCCCATTGGCTGCTGTTGCATTTGATTCTGCTGATCTTGTTGATAATTCATGGGAGCTCCTTGTTGTTGCTGCATTTGATATTGTTGATTTGCAAGTCCCTGCTGGTTAGGATCATACTGGGGCACCGGTCCTGGATTCTGAAACATCTGAAATTTTATTTAAAGGCTCAAAAAATTTAAAGAGCGATTTTTGGCCCTAAAAAATTATAAGATTCCTAAAATAGGAATCTTAATATCGACAGCACCCAGAATGGAATGCCAAGTAAAATACGCCAAAACAAAATTAACGTGAAATGATGACAAAAATTATAAGATAGTCGTTTTAGAGATGTTAACATCGACGTCAAAAACAGACACGAGTTATGGGAATTTCGTTGTTCATAAAACGGAATTTAAAACCCAAAAAGGAAAGTCACAAGGTAGTCGTTTTGAGAATGTCAATATTGATATCGTTCAAACTGTAATTTTGGCAAAATGTCACATAAAAACATACTTTTCAAGAGTAAAATACGGAGGCACAATAAAAATTCGGAGTCAAACCCAACAAAAAGAATAAATATAAGATCATTGAGGAATTAGGATGACTTCACTGACAAAAGATGAAGTCCAAAAGATAATAACTGATTTTAATAAGATAGTCGAGAAAGATGCAGCAAAACAAGCTACCAAAAATACTAAGATTCTAATTATTATAGTTGTTGTAATACTCGTTATTGCATGTATTGGGGGATATTATTATCTCTGGTCGAAAAAGAAAGGCAATAAAGCAAAATCTGTACTGGTAGATGGACAACCAACCAATCAAATCCCATTAGGAAGTCAACAACCACAAGTAAATTCGCAGCCAATGAGCCAACAAGTCAATAGCCAACAACAATCAGCAATGCCTCCCTCTCTCATTCAAAGTGGATTGCCTTTCATGTCGACCGCACCCCAGACAAATTTCTAAACATCAACTGGAACAAATATTCACCTGGTTATTGTATGTATTTAATACATACAATTTTTTTAACTTGTTTGACCTTTTACGCCCAGACAAATTTCTAAACATCAACTGAACCAAATATCCACATGGTTATTGTATGTATTAAATACAATTTTGACCTTTTACGCCCGAACAAATTTCTAAACATCAGCTGAATAAATATTCGCTTGGTAAAAATATTCACCTGGTTATTGTATGTATTTAATACATACAATTTTTTTATTTTAATTCATCTACTTACGTTATTTACTGATTCTTTGGCGTAAAAACTATATTACTTTTGATTCCACCAGCTTGATTTGGAGCGTCGAATGGAGAAGTTGAGCGGCCAAAAGGCTTATCTTCCATTCCGATCAATGACGTTTGAAGGGCGGAAATTATTTCTTCTGAATCCACGACATTTTTCTCCAATCGGGTTTTCTCCTCCATCAACTTATCAAAACTAATTTGCAATTGAACGAACGCCTCTCTAATTCTCTTGCATTCCGAGATCAATCCCTTCTTTTCGTCATCGATGATCAAATCTGAATTTGCAGGCTTACGAATTTGCTTCTTAAGTTCAGCCTTTTGCCTAACTAATTCTTCCGTTCCTTCCCTTAGCATGCGGCATTCCTCTACGAGCCATTTCTTTTCGGCATCGTACGACGCTGCGACCATTATCGATCTATTTTCTATTTCAACATTTTGTTTAATTAATTCATCGAAACCAACCCGAAGTTGAGCAAAACATCCTTTTATCGTATTGAGTTCTTCGATGAGCTTCTCCTTTTCTTCATCTATGGTCTTTTTATCTGATGGCTTCTTTTCCTCAGCGAGCCGACGTTCCAGCGATCTAATGGTATCCTGCAGTTGACAAATTTTCATATTAGCCCTGACGTTATTTTCTTGTTCTCTGTTAAACGCCGTCATTTTCTCAGAGAATTCTTTCCTCATTTCATCGATAACCTCGTCTATTAGTCCCAGTTTTGATCCAAAATCACTAGGTAGTTGATATGATACGGCTGTAGTTAGATTTGAGCATCTGGAAACTTGTTTGCATTTGTCAATGAGTTTAGAGAAATTTTCTATTTCCCTGTTGAGCCAAGACGGAGCCTTCAAATTGTCCATATACATATTTTGCATGTCGTTGTATAAAACTGTCATATGTGCTAACTTATAATGTAGAAATTCTATCTCTTTGGGATCTTTGATGATAAGCTTACAGGCCTCCAAATCTTTGATCAATAAATCGTTTTGTTCTACGAGGTCTCCACACGCTGACGCAGAGTTGCACCACTTTGTTTCCATTTCTATGTATTCCCGTGTCAACTCTTTGTTTTTGCGTTTGAACTCTTTCGCTATTTTCTTGTGCTTCTCGATACCAGATTTTTGCAATTTCTTCTTTAGGTGTTTGACTTGTGTCGCCAATACTTTGCAAGCTTCTTTCTTCATGTAATGTGACTCTTTTTGGATTTCAGCGTCTGCTTTAAACTTATCCGCTCTCAAATCTGATTCTAGCCATTTTGTTCGAAATTGATCGTGTTGGAATTTCATGGCTCCATTTAGTCTGGCGATCTCATCTTTTAGAATCTGTTTCTCCTGATCCATTTTCTCCCGTTGAAGTTTAGACTCCTTTTGCAGTTGCACAACTGTATGCGATTCATGATTGCTGACCTCAGATTTAGATTTTATGACTCCGTTCAATCTATTTATTTCATCTCTTAGAATCTGTTCCGTCTGTTTCGATTTAATTGTGGCTGATTCTAAATTCACATTCAGTTTTATATTGTCTTCGCTCAGGCTGAAGATTTTTATTTTCATATCTTGACTTGCCTGTTTAAATTTATCCCAGTTCATACCCACGGTATTTAATTGTGCTATTTCTCCCATGAGAGTTCGTTTTTCTTTCTCTGTATCTTTTACTTTTCTTTCCAGTTCTTTGCATTTGCGCTGAAGCCTATCGGTTTCTTCCATAAGTATAGGCCAATTCGATTTTACCGTGCTTAATTTGCTTACTTCAGCCTTTAGATCCAAATTCTCTTTCTCTACACTTGTCGCTTTTGTTTCTAGTTCCTTAGTCCTTTCTTGCAGTTTGTTGGTTTCACTCGTTAGAGAATTTATCTTTTCCGAGTTAGAAGAGTGTTCTTTGTTAATCCATTCAGAAACAGATAATTGGTCTTTGAGTGTTTCGATTTGAGCTAGTAGTTTGTTAATTTCTTCAAGTTTAAATATCATAACATCATTCAATCTAGTAATTTCGGTATTGAGTGAAGAATTCTCCTGAATTAGTTTCTCTTGCTGAGATTTAGATTCGTGTTTCAGTTTGACTATCAATGCTCGTTGTGAATGAATCTGCTCTTTCAGCTGCGAATTTCTTGTCGACTCTTTAGTTTCATGCTGCCAGTTTACCTCGAATTCGGTGAACTTCTGTGCTGTTAATGTAACGATTTCTCTCTCCTGAGATTTGATAGTTTCTCCCTGTCGATAGTTTACACCTTCCAACGCCTTATTTGTCTTTGTCAAGTTAATGATATCTTGATCTGTAGCGTGCATGATGGCAGCATTAAGATGAATTACTTTCTTAAGGTCGTTTCGTTCGATTGTCAATTGACTTATAATTTTATCTTTTTCAATAATAATAGTAGCATTGTCTGGCGCGCATCGACTGGCCGCTTCAAATTGAAACCTAAGATTATTTATTTCTCCCTGTTGATCAGCAATGGCTTGATTTAGCTCATCGATTTCTCTCTTGGTATCTTTGTCTTGAGGAGAAGACAGGCGTTCAATCTCAGCTTTGAGCTTCTTGATTTCTAGTTGCTGGTCGGTGATAGTTCCACTGAGTTGTTTGATCCAGGCTTCAGACTCATTGTCATTTCTGGCTTGAGGAGGAGATAGCCGTTCAATTTCAGCATTTAGTCTCTTGTTGTCTGCTTGGCGTTTGACAATTATTTCCCCGAGGTGTTTGATATGCGTATCCTTTTCTTCTCCGAATTTTACTAGTTCTGTGTTGTGTTCTCTCTTCAATCTAGCTAATTCGCCCCTTTTCTGTTCTACTTCTACCAAAATATGACTAACTTTCTGTTGCCACGCCGGTAGTTCTTTTGCGAGATCAATAATTTGAGTTTCGAGTTCTGCTTTCGATGTATTGAGAGACTTGTTTTCCTCTTTGAGTTTTTCCAACTGAACCTCTTGATCTTTGATGTTAGCGCATTTTTCGTCAATTTGTGCCGCTTTCCTATTGAGGGCAGATTCCAAAGCTCCCTTTTCTTCCTCCAGTTTTGCAATGTAAAAATCTTGATCTTTGATGTTAGCGCATCTTTCGTCGAGTATGGCTTCCAAAGTTGAAACCTCAGCTTTAAGTGTATCCAACGCCTTGTTTTCCTCTTTGAGTTTTTCCAACTGAACCTCTTGATCTTTGATGTTAGCGCATTTTTCGTCAATTTGTGCCGTCAAGGAGCTTACGCTGGTTCTGTAATTCTCGAGATGGACGGCTTCCTGTTCAAGTCTTGTCTCCAATGACTTATTTTCCTCCCTAAGTTTTGCTAATTGAGCGTCTTGAGCTTCGATGATCTTGTTGCCTTCGTCTAAATCTTTTGTTAGTTTCTTGCGTTGTTCTACATATTCTTGTCTCTCTTTTGACAATTGGATCACATTATTTTGCAAAAGCCCTCTCTCATATTCTTCTGCTGATAGTTTTCGTTTGAGATCGGCATTTTCACTGTTTGATCTGCTTAGACCAAGACTTAAACCCAAAGCTTCGTTCTCAGACTTACACAATCGACCCTTAAGCTGTACGTTCTCCTTATCAGACCCGATAGATATATCACGTAACTTTGAATATTCAGTATTTGCTATACCCATATTACGTTTTAGTTCAGCATTCTCCTTGTCATTTTCTACTAGTTTCTTTTGCAATTGCGTTCTGTTTGAGTCTGTGACCTCTAATTTTTGTTTCAGTTCCGTATTCTCAGACTTAAGTTTCTTTACTTCATCCGTAGCATAACCTAAATCTCTACCTAAGACATATTCCCTATCCAACAATTTACTACATCTATCTTTAAGCTGTACGTTTTCTTCTTTGTGCCTTATTAGTTCAGTAGAGATCTTTGCTGTCTGTTCATTCGAATCACTCTGTTTCTTTGTTAGTTCTTCACATGTTTGTTTAAGCTTAACGTTTTCTGTTTTGGATTCGTGAAGTTTGCTTGATAACAATTCTAAAATAGACCTGCTTATCTGGATTTTTGGTGCGTCTGGCGATTCTTCGCATTGGCTCAAATTGAAATCCTCCATCAGCTATTTTTCAGTAATGCTATAACCAGACAAAACAACCGAAGATAAGTCGCCGCGACGAAAATACGGCAAAAATGCTGAAGTTTTATTTTGTAAATTGTTTTAATCAAAAAGTTGATTTTTGATTTCTCGGGACCAATTTAAAATTCTGGATTCAACTTATATATCTACAGAGAAATAGAAATCATTTAAGCGTAATAAACTGGATAATTTTCTCTATATCAATACATACGTAAAACTAAGCAGACGATAGTGGATAACAAATATTGAAGATGATTTTATCTGTTTGCGATCAACAAAGAGACTATGAACAAAACCAAAATATTTCTTTTTTGATTTCTAAAACAAAAGGTGATCCTCCGCCGAAAATTTCTGGACAAAATAGATACCAAATATAGACGAAATATAAGCAAGTCTAAACAATAATAGATGGAGGAGGAAAATGTACTCGAAGGAAAAAGTCCAATTTCTGACGATGACATCGCAGAAATCATAAGACAGATCAAGAAACCCGATATTGTTGATGAGGCCTTATTTACGAGTGTTGTCCAAGATCTCATGAGCAAGAAATTGGATTTTATCAGAGGAGTTGAGACAGATCCGCTGATTAAAGAGGCTTTGAGACAAGAAGAAATAAGAGAAACTGAGAGATGGGCCAGTATCCAAATAAAACTGACTCAAGAAACTAAGAATAAGAGTTATTATCCATCTGGTAGAGATGAGGCTCTTCCGAAATTCTATACCAGGTCTGAGATAGTAGTCAAAATGGTCAACACCGTAAAGGAGATAGAGATAGAAATAGGAGAAATATTTGGAGTAGAAGAACCAGTCACGAGTTCGAAGGAGATTCATTTGTCTCCAAAAGACGTAGAAGAAATTGTAAGTCTGTTAGACTATAAGAAATATTATAAGGCTGATAGACCTAACGTTCAAATAGATCCATACGTTGCTTTTTATGCTGGTGCAAGACTGCAAGCTGATATGCGGCTACAGCTTGCAAGAGTGAAGTTGTTTCCCGAAAGAATGCCAGCATTCAAAGCAATCATTGCGCAAAGATTTGAGAGATCGTTGGCTCTACCGGGCAAATGGGTAGGCAATATTATGGCTGCATCTTTTGGTGAGTCATCTACACAGCAAACTTTGAATACTTTCCATGCTTCAGGTAACAAAGATGCTCGAAAACAGATTCAAGGATTTGCTAAGTTTGAGTCTATATTAGAAGCAGCAGAAAATCCCCAACACACAAATATGATTATTTTCATGAGGGAAAGACACAACGGAGATCAATTGAGATTAAAGATCCCGAACATTCAGATGACTGTGATTTCTGATCTAGTCGAAAGCCACAGAATTATTTCGTCTGATGTGAATATATCGCCTCAGCCTAGATGGGAATTGGTTAATGACTTGATAAATAACATTAATTATTCAGTTAAAGATGGAAAAGAGAGAAAGAGTATTCACAGATGGAATACTTATTTCGCAGCTCCCGAACCTGGATTTAAATCGGTAAATGGATCTGTGGTAAAATCTAGAGGAAGAATTTTGGAGATAAAGTTTAACGTTAGAGAATTGTTCTTCAGAAAGATATCATTGGCTCAGGTGGCAATGGCAATTGAACAAACAAGCAGAGATATTAGAGTTGTTACTTCGAGTATGGATATAGGATTAATATATGTATTTTTTAAGTTCATATCTATGTCCACTTCTATTCCAGTGAAAGGTGATGCCCCAGATTTTACATCTGAAGATCCGTTCGGCTATGCCTTAGAAAATTCCATTTATCCAAATATTTTACATATTCAAGTCGGTGGAATAACTGGAATCGAATATGCGGCTGTCCAAAACTACAAAGTTGCCAATGCTATTGATTTTTATAACTCAAGAATGGACAAAGATGATGAAAACAAGCGAGTAACTATTGTATTCAAAGAGAACGAAGTGTTGTTTTGGGCAATAACAGAAAAGGTAATAACAGAATTCATAATGCTTAAATTGAAACGATATCTTCCAGCAGTTGGGATGACAAGTTCTTTCGACTTGATGCGTACTCATTATAATTTAGATACATATGAATTCTCTTTTAATTCGGTCCCATTGCGTTGGTACGATTACAAATCTAGTACTTATAAACTTTTTACTGATTTCAAGCAAGTCGAAGAAATGTTGACGACAGAAACTCGAGTTCCAGTTTACGAATTGTTGAATCATATTAATTTTCCAACGGTCGAAGTTGTAACTAATCCTAGCGATGTTACGAGACGAACTAATTCTAATATTGGTCCATCTACAATAGGTTCTTCATTTCCAGTTGGGCTCCAGCCTAGCCTAATAACTGAAGAAATGGTTCAACAGCTGGGATCTCCAATCCAACCTACAAGTATGGATCTTATGACAAATGAGGTTAATTTGAATAATAGTCTGAGGGAAGATCAAACTAGAGAAAATAGATCAATTACTCGTCCAGTAAGAATGTTAGAAGATTCAGCTGGACGAGGTCCAGTGGTTATCATAGAATTTAATGGCTTTCAATTGCACGGTTTAGGATTCGATCTGAAAGAAATTGCGTTGGCTCTAGAAAGTGCATTTAGTTATGACGATCATAAAGTGACGTCAAACGTTCCATCAAATCAAAACAGTATATATTTGATAGGAGTTGTACCTAATCCCGAAATTCAAGCTGGAGTAGACAATATGTCTATTGACGCGTTTGTTGAAGAACAACTCAAGAAGATTCCGTTGTCTTCTGATATTATCGAACAATATTCATTGAAATGGTTTTATAATGTTGAAGGTAAGGGTCTATCTGCAGTATTGTCTCATCCTGAAGTTGATCCCATTCACACCAGAAGTGACCATATTGTCGAGGTTTACAAAGTATTAGGAGTTGAGCCATGTAGATCTGTTTTGTTGAAAGAAATAACTAACAATACCTCTCAAAACTTGAATCCCGTACATGTTGAACTATTAGCAGATTCTCTGACGCACAGAACACCTGGAGATAAACCTTTAGCTCAAAACAAACACGGTTTAAATAGAAAAGGTACAGAATTTACTGTTAGAGCATTTCAGACGACAACAGATGTCTTTATGGAGGCTGTCGGTGAAATAAATCAATTAGAAAGCTTTCCGTCTCAAATTATGATGGGCTTGTTAGACAGGACTGGAAACTTGGCAAAAGAAGACAGAAATCAAATACTGAAAGATAGAGATATATTCAAGTATGATTTTCCTACAGTCGAAGGAGTTCCAGATGGAGAAATGGTAGAACTAGAAGATGTACCGGTAGAAAGAAATATTGTTTTGCGAGAAGTAACTAAACCTGAATCTGCAAATGGAGATGAAGGAAATGCCTTGGATCTCAGAAGACAATTGAAGAAATCAGCGCCTCCGGCAAGATCTCAGACAGCTCAAAAGCAAAAGTTAGTCAAATCCACGCCTGCAATGAAAATGCCATCAAGTGGACTGCTCTAAAACGGAAGCCGGAGAATAAAAAATCTGTGTTAGTGATTTTCGGAAATAGATATAAAAAAAAATCTCGTTATTTCAAAAGATAATGAGAAGACAAAGAGGATACCAACCTGGAAAAACAACGCCGATACGACCTAAAGCTGTGAGGACAGTCGAATATCAAGCAGTCAATGCTGGAATAGCCAGATCTCATATTAGTGCAGATGAGGCCATGGCCGCGCATTTTGATCCAACAAAATACATAGAAAAATTCCCTCATGGCTACGATCCATTTGCAGGTAGCGTAACTGCATTGCAAAAGAAAGTAGTTTTTAGACCTAATAAATATCAGCTAGATGCTATAATGAATAGAGTCAAGCCGGGAATGAGTGTAAATGTAAGTCCAGGCAAAACTGGATCTGGTCCGTTCATTGCGGAGAAGCCTCGTTACAAACCTAAAAATGATCAGAATAGACTTGTTGATATTAATGCTGTACCATTTGCAGAGGTTCAACCTAGAGCAGAAAGACCTGATTTGGAAAAGAGAGGAGATAGACCTGAAGTACAAGCGGGTTATGTTTATGAATATACTGAAGATCCGGAGGTCCCTATAGTTAGAAATAACAAACATAGAACTTTAGTTTCTGAAGGTGGATATGAGGTAGATTCTAGACCAGCCATTTCAGATATGTTTTCTTATACGCCAGTTTTTAAAGCCGAAGGCCAACCGCATAAGAGAAATAATTCTATTCAAGATGAGATAAATGCTCGTGTAAATTTTGACCAAGGATCTAACGGAGGGGCTGGTTATAGAAATGACGGGCATAACATAAGCCATAAAGACAGGAATAATAATAGTCGTGATTTCTCAGTGAATGCGGGTTATTCGTTAGATGCTGATGGAATTGTTGATGTTGGATATGTTAGAACAAGAAAAGATATGGAAAGACATCAGAGATCAGATTATGCAGTCGATGCCGAACAACAACTCGTAGGAGAATTTGGTGTTAATGAACATGATGATACTTTAAATCAACAACATAGGCAGAGACAAGGAAATCTAAATGGAGATTACAATGATGAATTTAATGTCAAGAATGATTTGAATATGGATGTGCCTGAGATAGAAGAACATGCAAAACCTGACGTTAGACAAAATAGACGCCATCAAACAGCTCCGAAGAAAAAGTATGCTAATGTCTCGGTGGAAATAAATGCTAATAGATCAACAGGAGATAGAACAAATATTGTTCAAACCCGAAGACAACAAGCAAAACCCAAAACAAATAACTCAAATATAAATGTCAACGATATAGGTTATGAATTAGAAGATCATAGCAAACCAAATGTCAGACAAAACAGAAAATATCAACCTGGAAGAGATGGAGATCAAGCCGAGCCAGAATTTATTGACGATAGAGTTTACAGAGAAGATATAGAGACAAATCAGCAAAACAGAAGATATCAATCCCGGTCGGAGAAGAACGATGCCAACCCTGAATTTAACACTGATTTTAATGAATACGAACAACCTAAGTCACAAAACAGAAGATATCAAGCTCAGTCAGATAAGAATAATGCAGATCCAGAATTTAACATCGATTCAGGCAATCACGAACAACCTAAGTCACAAAACAGAAGATATCAAGCTCAGTCAGATAAGAATAATGCAGATCCAGAGTTTAACATCGATTCAGATAATCACGAACAACCAAAATCTCAAAATAGAAGATATCAAGCTAGATCTGAAGTTAATGAAGCCAACCCTGAGTTCCAGGTTGACACTAACGATTATGAACAACCAAAGTCACAAAATAGAAGATATCAAGCTCAGTCAGATAAGAATAATGCAGATCCAGAATTTAATACTGATTTTAATGAATATGAACAACCGCAATCTCAAAATAGGAGGCATCAAGCTAAATCAGACAAAAATAATGCCAATCCAGAGTTCAATGCGGAGGACAATGATCACGAACAAACCAAATCTCAAAGGCGAAGATATCAAGCACGATCTGACATGAATGATGCTAATCCTGAATTCAATACCGAACAAACCTACAGAGAAGATGTAGAAATACATCAGCAAAATAGGAGACATCAGTCTCAACCTGCTAATTCTAATCCCAGAGTTGAATTTCAAGCTGAGACTAGAGAATTGAAAATACCAAACACTAAACCGAAGAAACACCATAAAGAGGGAGTTGTCATGGTAGCCAGTAAAATGCCAGATATTGACGTCAAGACTAGAGTTCAAGATGCATTGACAAAATCTAGAACTGCTAACAATAGACACAATGTAAATCAAGAAACTCCAGCTATTCAATCTGCTATAGATCCAAGTGTTGATATTAAAACTCAAAATGAAAAAGTATCAAATAGGAGACAGTATTCTGCCAAACAAGCAGAAGAATATTCTCATCCAACAGTAAATGTCTCTCAAACAAATATTCGCGACCAAAGGGATATTAATGCCGATAGAAATAATGTAAATCAAAATAGACAACACGCTCATGTAGAATCGGAATATGCTCATGTCGTTCCAGAAAATCAAACTACATTGGATAACAATAATTTGAATTCTAAATTGGCAGCCACAGGCAGATCTAATAGACGCGAGAAGCCAGATATTGTAGCATTCGAGGCTGGAATACAAAATGACAATTTGGAAAATAACAGTCTAGATCCTAGAACATTGATGTCTACTGATTCTAAGTTTCATTTGGCAAGACCAGACGCTATGGCTTCAGGTGTTTCAGTCGAAGTCAAAGAAGAAAGAACTGAAAGAACAGGTCAGGAGTTCAATACCAGGCAAAGAAATCCAATAATTAAACCAAGCGTAGGTGCTGGAAAGAATCACAACGTAAAGTTTGTCAGAGTCAAGAAGTCAGAATAAAATTAGAGTCAATGGGTGGATCAAATAATAAGGCAGATCAAATAATAAGGCAAATCAAACAAACCAAATCATTAAATAATATAAAGCAAATCGAATAATGTCATTAATAATAAAAACAATTTATTATTTTAAAGCTGTCTGACATAAACAAAAAACGATACAAAAAATGAAGCAGAAAATGGACCGGAAATGTTCGATACCTCAGTCTGCCAGATTTGTGTTTTTATCTTTCATATCTGTTGCTGGAATATTCGGATTTATTAGTTTAATATTTTATCTCAATCATAGGAATTACATCGGTACGCAATGTCAATCATTTAACATAAGCGTAACTTTAGAAACATGTTATGTTGCAGAATCGATCTGGATTAGAACTTATCCCTACACTGGCCGTGTTCAATTTAGATTTCCAGTATTTACAGGTTACAAAAATATAACAATATATCATTGGGAGACAATGAGTTGTGGAATTACGTCTGAACAGTTAATAGCAGATTTAAGCAGTCAATATCCTTTACGTAATTATACTCCATGCTGGTATTGGAACGATTCAAATACAAATGGATATGGAGGTTCCTATCCATTATACTGGCAAGAAATATACGCCGACTCAGGAATATTATTTATCGTCACTTGTATTTGTCTAGGCATCGCAACAATTATGCCAATGTTATGCATTTTGGGAAGATACGTTAAAAATCGATCTTATGATAACCGATGAATATCCAAATACTTGAATTGGATGTGTTTCTATTTAATAAGTTGAATAGAAAAATGTTAGGTCAAAAATGAATTGATAATTTTTTAAAAATCTAAAACAAAAGAACTGCCTCCCGTTCAGAAAATGGATGTTAATGATATAGCGGTCAATATTCATGGTCCTCATGATGGTGTTTATTTTGCAATGGCTGTATTCTACAGAGATACCAGTAGAGATGATATAGATGCTTATATGGCGCAAGTTTTTAATGCAATGATTCAATTCGGAATAGTTACTAAAGGTGAAAAGATGATCGCTCTATCTCATATGATTCCAACTTTAAATCCGCACTTTACAGTCATAGAAAGATTCAATTATAGAACTAATAAGCCTAACATAGAAGAAGTTTTGCAATTGTCTTTCGGCGTTTTAGAAAATGTCCCTGTCGATAATCAACCGATCGCTTTTTTGGTTGATTATGATCAGACAAAACCCATACAGTATTATGGACGGATTGTACGCGCTAAAGTTGATTTTAAACAATTGATTAGTTCAATTAAGTCTGTATTTGTTGAATTTACAAATTGCGATATAGGATATATTATGACTAAGAAAGCAAATCCGACCTGAATTAAGCAGCACCGGTTTAAATCTTTCACATGATCGATAACAAAATGTTTCTATTTAATGTCTAAATAGAAATTAATTGGACAACCAAACGGACAGGGTAGTTCAGAAATCGAATTTAAAAAATTTTGAAATCTGAAACAAAAGATTTGTCGCTTTCAAAAACAAGTTGGAAGCCATGGATGCTACAGATGGATATCTGGCTGAAGCTTTGAGGATATGTCGCTTCGAGAATCAAAGTATGAGAGAAGTCGTTGAAACTCTCAAAGTGGAAGTCAAAAATACTCGCGAGCTATTAGCTCGGAAAGAAACTTTTATTGTTGGGCTATCGGCAAAGAACGAAGAACTATCAAAGCCATTCAGAGAAAATAGGGAAATAACAAACCTTCAGTCCCGATTGGTTGCGGATGGTCATGAAATCACAGCACTTCGGCATCAATTATTCGCAATCAAAGCAGAGAAGACTCAAGTTCAAGCAGAAAATAAGGATAAGGATAAGAAAATTGATGAACTAGAAAGTAAACTAAAAGACACCGAGGCGGTGATTGCGATTAAAGCAGAGAGAACTCAACTTCAAGTAGAAAATAAGGATAAGACTAAGAAGATCAACGAGCTTGAAGCTAGATTGGCCAACGCTGAAATCAAACTAGAGCAAAATCTGTTTAAAGCAGAGTGCCAGATCAAAGACAAGAAAATAGTCGAACTTGAGGATAGATTGGCTGCCGCCGACATAAAAAGTGCATCTCTTAAGAATGTGTTTTCTGCTAATAATGCTGATTGGAGTAAATGCGAAGCAGACAACAAAATCAAAGATAAGAAGATTGTTGAACTAGAAAATCAATTGACTGAGATTAAAGAAGTAGTCGAGGCTAAGAGCGAGAAAATGATCGAGCTTGAAAGTCAAAAGAAATTTATTTTACATCACAGCCAAGAGAAAGACGTAACAATAACGGATCTTCGAGCGCGATTGGAGAAGACAAAATTTGAGTTACTATCTAAGACTGAAGCCTTCGATCAAATAGCTAATGACAAACTCGTCAACCGTATGGCTATGAGGATAGCAGAACTCGAAGGTCTGCCTGCACCGACTGTTAACTGCCCAGCTGAAATTTGTATTCCCGCAACGCCATCAACTAAGCCAATTGGTAGAATTATCAAATCACCTTATGGCGAGCTCAAAGATGAACTCGAAGTCAAGAACAAGAAAATCGCCGAGCTAGAAAATAAATTGGTTGTGGTTAAGAAAGATAGAGATGATCAATTTACCGAGATTAAGAATGTTCTTGAGACCGAGAGAAGTGTTAAAGATAAGAAGATCGCTGAGCTCAAAGAACAATTGGCTGCACATAAACAAGAGAAAGAACTAAAAGCTAGAAATGCACCGATTGGCCAGCAGAGAGATGTAATTGCAGCCCAAATGGAGCATGTCGGTGAGAAAGATGATAAGATCATTGGACTCGAAGAGAAATTAGCGTTGGTTACGGCCGAAAATGCAAAGAGTGATGCTCAAATATCTAGATTCATTGCCTTGGTGAAAGAATACGGAGAGAGATTTGAAAGAGAAACTGCAATGATTAATCAACAGAAAGACGAATTGAAAGCTAAAGATAAGAAAATCATAGAACTGGAATCACAATTAGCCAAATTGAATATAGATTGCGACAAAGCTAAAGAGTCATCGGATCATTTTGCACTTAGAGTTGTTCAATGTCATTACGCTATATCTGACAACAAAGCCAAAGATGATAAAATCTCTGAACTCGAAGCTAAGGTTTTTAGGGTGAGAGAATTAATGAATACTAAAGATCACGAAATAACAAAACTGAATAAACTCATCTCTGAACATAAGAGCGAACCAAGTCTTATGTTGATACAAGAAAGAGAACAACATGCCGGAGAACTAGAGACCATGGATAAGAAAATAAATGCACTCGAAGATCAAAAGAAACAACTTGAGAACGGTCTCATGTTTTCTCTTTCGATGCGAGAGGGACAACTAGAGACTAAGGATAAGAAAATCGCTGCACTCGAGGATCAAAAGAAACAACTTGAGAACAAACTCATGTTTTCTCGAAGTAATCTTAAGTATAAAGAGAATGAAGTTAATGATCTGAAGATAAAAATATCCGACAATAAGAGCGAACCAAGTCTTATGCTGATACAAGAGAGAAAACAGCATAAGGAAATTGTTGATGCCAAGGATAAGAAAATCACCGAGCTTGAAAATCAACAGAAAAGCGAGTCAACCCCTCAACTGATACAACTGATACAAGAGAGAAAACAGCATAAAGAAATTGTTGATGCCAAGGACATAAAAATTGTCGAACTTGAGACCCAAATAAAGCAACTTCAATCTACTAACATTGATGCTTTGAGGAAACAAATTGATGACAAAAATACATTGATTGAGAGTCAAAGGACTAACATGACAGCTATATTGAAGAGTAATGACAACAAGCGTTCGAATATATGGAGGCTAGAAAATCAAATTTCTAGACAAGAGATTGAACTCCGTTGGAGACAAGAGGACATTAACGCCGTGAAGAAGAGTATCAATGCCAAGGATGAAACAATCGATTGGCAAAGAAATGAGATTGTAGATATGATGAGAAAGATCGAACATACGACTCCAACTATCAATATGCAAAAACACGAAATAGATTCTCTAAAGAACCAATTAGCTGATAAGAACACAGAAGACAAGGATGCAACGATAAGTCAACAAAAGACTGAGATCGATGAACTTAAGAAGCAAATAGAAAATAAGAACACAGAAAGAAAAATAGCTGATAAAAACACAGAAGACAAGAATGCAACAATAAGTCAACAAAAGATTGAGATCGATGAACTAAAAATCAAAGTGAGAGTTTTGGAGATAGAATACGACAGAAAAGCTATGGTGTTAGTCGAGAGATCAAGAGAAACATCTGACCTCATTGAACAGAGAAAGAAACTATATCGAATCATCAAAGGGCAAGAAGCAGAACTTGAAGAATTTCAAAACCAATTAGATATTTTCCTCTCTTTCTTATGTAAAACAGGAGTTCTTACCATTACATTGAGGAAGTCTAACGATAACATATAAAAAAACCAAAATAATAAGTATCCTATGTGGATATTTAATGTGAGTCTCGTGAAATCGAATAAAAATCCACACAGGAGTTCTTACCATTACATTGAGGAAGTCTAGCGATAACATATAAAAAAACCAAAATAATAAGTATCCTATATGGATATTTAATGTGAGTTTCGTGAAATATGTGAGTCTCGTGAAATCGAATAAAAATTGAAATTTGATATCATTGAAATGTGAAACAAAAACCTCCATCAAATGTTTCCGACAAAACTCGACGCTGAAGGATCGCTATTGTTTTCAAGCCTAATAAGCAAATTACCTCTATGGCTCGCCGATTATTCCTCACCGATGAGAATAGTTCGGGCAAAAAGTTCAGATGATACGCAATATTACGCGTTGCAAAATTACAATTTAATGAACTTCGATAGTTGGCTCATAGGATGGAAACTGCAACAGCCGAATCCTAACATACCATGTTTTATATCAGACACGGTAGCTACACCTTCACCATCAACCAATACGACCGAAGTATTAAACATTTTAACATCATTAGGATTTAATTATAGTTCAGTTAAACTAGATTCTAGCGACCTAGTTGTAAAATTATACCAAGATGGAACTTGGTACGCGTTATATAAGGTTACATTGACTGGAGAAATTCCTTCGACTGGTGTTATTGAATATATATCTAAGTCTCATAATTGCACAATTACTGTCGATGGCAATATCCTTTCTGTTATCCAAAACAGCATGCCTGTATTTCCTCCGCCAAAAACATCTACATATGAATCGAGAGAAAGTTATGATCTAAGAGGACCTGAGATCCACCGATTGCCAAATTGGAAAGCATATTCTATATTACACTTTAATGAAAATATCCATCTTCTCGGTTATCCAGTGAAAATCGATCTTAATAAAATACAATGGAGCGATAGTCACGAGGTTTATAGAATTGAATGGTTGGATAAAGTTCCACCCAAAGAACTTTTAGATCACGTTTTTTGTAATACCTGTTATACTATTTTTATATTCTCCGAGGATACTACATCTTATCGATGGGCTATTTCTGTTAATAAATGGGGAGAAAAAGAACCTGTGACTTACATATTAAACGATTGGGACAAATGCGATTGTAGATTTTGTGATAAGCTTCGAAAAGATAAGCATTACAAGCCTGCAATAATGTATACCCACCATCTTCCCAGCAACACAGAATAATTTATAACCATATAATAAATACCATAAAAAAACTATGATATAATTAAATATCTCCTACAGATATTTATATGAAAAAAGAACAACAACCGCACCATAAATGATGTAGAAACACATAATAAATGCCATAAAAAACTATGATATAATTAAATATCTCCTACAGATATTTATATGAAAAAAGAACAACAACCGCACCATAAATAATTTAGAAA